TTAGAGGGTAAACTATTTGTAAGTGAGGGTTACACAGCATGAGCAATCCTAATTCTGTAACTGTAAGTCAGGTTTCTGACGTAACTACAGTTGAAATTACAACGCAAGGGCCACAAGGTCCTGCGATTTCTGGTGTTAATTTTGATATATCTGGCAAAGTTGATGATGCGGTGCTGTATTATCACGCTGCTTCTGATACCATTAAAGCAGATAACACTACTACTAAACTTACACTCGTTGACGGAGGAAACTTCTGATGGCTAACACGATTAGAATTAAACGATCTACAGGATCATCTGCACCAGGTAGCTTAGAAAATGCTGAATTAGCATTTGCTGAAGGCAGTAAAAAGCTATTTGTTGGTATTGGAACGGGTGGATCTGGTGGATCAGCTACAACTATTGAAGCGATTGGTGGTTCTGGTAGTTTTGCTGACTTATTTACGAGTAGAACACAAAATACATTTTTAGCTGCACCAAATGGTAGTAATGGTGCTGCAACATTCAGAGCTATGGTAGCTGCTGATGTACCTTCGTTAGCTCATACAAAAATAAGTGATTTTGATACAGGTGTTCAAGCGAATAGATTAGATCAAATGGCTGCTCCTACTGGTTCAGTTTCATTAAATAGTCAAACAATTACAAATGTAGCTGATCCTGTTAATGCTCAAGATGCAGCAACAAAGGGATTTGTAGAGGCTACTTCGCAGGGTCTTGATGTCAAAGATTCTTGTGTGGCAGCTACTACAGGAAACATAACAATATCTACTGCACTTAATAATGGAGATACATTAGACGGTGTTACTCTTTCAACTAACGATAGAGTTCTTGTAAAAGATCAATCTACTGCATCTCAGAATGGCATCTATGTTGTTGGATCGTCACCAGCCAGAGCAGATGACTTAGCTGCTGGTTCAGATGCAGCAGGAATGTTCACTTTCGTAGAGCAGGGAACTGTTAATGCGGATAACGGCTTCGTCTGTACTAGCAACAAAGGATCAGCAGTTACAGGCACAAATAATCTAACTTTTGCTCAGTTCTCTGGTGCTGGTCAGATTACAGCAGGGGATGGCCTAGATAAATCTGGTAACACTCTTTCTCTTGATCTGAAATCTAATGGTGGACTTGTTATAGAGTCAACAGAGTTAGCTGTTGATCTTGCTGCCAGTTCTATAACAGGAACTTTACCAGTTACAAAACTTACAAGTTTGACCTCTACTGTAACAGAGTTGAACGTGCTCGATGGCATTACTTCGACCACCACAGAATTGAATTTAATGGATGGTGGAACTTCAGCTACATCAACAACACTTGCAGCAGCAGATAGATTTGTTTGTAATGACGCTGGAACGATGAAACAAGTTGCGTTATCTGACCTAGTTACATTTTTAGAAGATGAAAGTGCATCTAGCTTCAACATAGACGGTGGATCTTATTAAACAATAGCTATTAGGAGGCAAGGCCAATGGCTAACACAATCAGATTAAAAAGGGCAAGCGGTAGCGATCCAGGTGCTAGTGATCTTGTAACAGGTGAATTAGCTGTAAGAACAGATACGGCTAAACTATTTACGAAAAAAGATGATAATTCTGTAGCTGAGATTGGAGCAAGTGTAGGAACTGATGATGTAGATACTGCTGCTATCCAAGACGATGCTGTTACTTTTGCAAAAATACAAAATATTGGTAATAACAAAATTGCAGGGAGAACTTCTAGTGGTACTGGCAATATAGAACAATTATCTGCTGCAAATGTTAGATCAATAATAAACGTAGAAGATGGAGCTACTGCAGATCAAACTGCAAGCGAGATAAAAACTTTACTTAATAGTGATGGCATTGTTAACGCAAACGTAGATGCAAGTGCAGCGATAGATGGTTCAAAAATTGATCCTTCTTTTACTTCAAATATAAGCACTACTGGTCAGCAACTTCAATTTACTAATAATGCTGGTGGGCGAATAAAATTTAGTGATGCTAATAATAATCCTGATTACATGATAAGGTCTAGTCAAGGAAAATTACAAATAGACCAAAATGATGATTCTACACCAATTTTTAAAATAAATTCAGATGGTCATGTTGATATTAATAACAATTTAGATTGCGGTGATGGTCTTGACGTAACAGGAAATATCACAGTATCAGGAACAGTTGATGGTCGTGACGTAGCTACTGATGGTACAAAACTTGATGGAATAGAAAGCGGAGCCACCGCAGATCAAACAAAATCAGACATAGATGGACTTGGAATTGCAGCTTCTACCGCAGCAACACTCGCTACAGCTAGAACTATTGCAGGAGTTAGTTTTGATGGTTCTGCCAATATATCTCTCAACAACAATGCGATAACAAACGGAGCAGGGTATATAACTGCAACTCTAACAAACGAGCAAGTTCAAGATATTGTCGGAGGTATGCTTACAGGTAATACCGAGACAGGCATAACAGTAACGTACCAAGATGGCGATGGCACTATAGATTTTGTTGTTGGAACACTTAATCAGGACACTACAGGAAATGCAGCAACAGCAACAGCCCTTGAAACTGCAAGAAATATTGGTGGGGTATCGTTTGATGGAACGGGAAACATAAATCTTCCTGGTGTAAATACTTCTGGAAATCAAAATACTTCTGGTAACGCAGCCACAGCAACAAAACTTGCAACAGCTAGGACTATAGCAGGGGTTAGTTTTGATGGATCGGCAAATATTTCTTTAAACAATAACGCAATAACAAATGGTGCAGGTTATATAACGTCTGCTGATGGTGGAAATGCAGCAACCTTAGATAGTATTGATTCAAGTCAGTTTGCTCGATCTGATACTGCTGATACTTTGTCTGGATTGATGACATTTAGTGGTGGTATATCTTTAGGTGCTGACGCTAGATGTGCTGCTGGTGTTTCATCTTTATCTGACGGATCAACAATCACTGTTAATTTTACAAGCGGAATACACCATTCTGTTACTCTTGGAGGCAATCGAACATTTGGTAATCCAAGTAATGATTCAAACGCTGTAGGTCAGTCAGGATCTATTTTTATTACGCAAGATGGTACAGGTTCTAGAACAGCATCATTTCATTCAGATTATAAATTTGTTGGTGGTACAGCACCAACCTTATCGACAGCAGCTAACGCAGTTGATAGACTAGATTATGTTATTAAGGCTAGTGGAGTGATCCATTGCGTTGTTTCTTTAGATGTAAAATAAATGGCTTTATTTGACACAATTCGAGCAGGTGCAAGTGGAGCAGCAACCGATTATTTAATAGAAAGAAGTCTAAGATTTAATCAGGCTGATTCTGCACATCTTTCTAGGACACTTAGTAGTGAGGGCAATAAAAGATTATGGACTTGGAGTGGTTGGTTAAAAATGGGGAAAAAACCTGACGGTCAAAGATTTATATTTTCCCAAAGAACATCATCAAGTAATCAGTGCAATATACAATACTCAACTGATGGAAAGTTTAGATTTGAAAGCGGTGGAGGCAAGGGCAATGCTTTTACAACTGGTTTATTTCGTGACCCTCATGCTTGGTATCATTTGATTGTTACTTTAGATTCTGATAATGGTACGGCTGCTGACAGAATAATTATTTATGTAAATGGTGTTAGACAAGATTTAGATATTTCACCAACCATTTCGACAGGAGATCATGGAATTAATAATAATAATGCACAAGTTATTGGAAGAGAGGCTGATACAAACTCTTTAGAGTATGACGGATACATGGCAGAAATTCATTTCATAGATGGTGCAAGAAAACAGCCTTCTGATTTTGCAGAAACAGATTCAACAACAGGAGAATATAAACCCATAAAATATACAGGCACTTATGGATCTCAAGGTTGGTACTATAATTTTTCAGATAATTCAAACAATACTGCCTCTACTCTAGGCAAAGATTATTCAGGTAATGGCAACAATACAACACCAGGTAATATCTCTGTAAGTTCTGGTCATGGCAATGATTCTGTTGAAGATAGTCCAACTAATAACTGGTGTACTTTAACACCACTTTTAGGCCGTACAAGAAGTGATGCTACTTTTACTGAAGGTAATTTAAAAGTACAAACAGGTTCGGGTGCTGGTAACATTGGAAGTTCTTTTGCTGTTGCATCTGGCAAATGGTACGCAGAGTTTAAATGCACAGCTAAAAGTTCTGTTCATTTTATGATTGGTGTTGCTTCAGTTTATGGTTTTGATGGGCAAAGACAAGGTAATGAATCTCAGTATGGCGGTTATGGCTTGGCATATTTAGGTGGAGACAGTTCACCGACAGGAAATAAAATGACAGATGGAGGAGGTAGTTCTTCATACGGTGCTGCTTACAATACTGGTGATATTATTGGTGTTAAATTAGATATGGATAATAATACTGTAGATTTTGCTAAAAATAATTCCTATCAAGGTTCATTAAGTATTAGTACAACTAAAGGTGATACACAAAATAACTTTTTTGTTTTTGCTATGGGTGGTGGACAAGGTGGAACTAACCAAACATTTGAAGCTAATTTCGGTCAAAGTGGTTTTACATATACACCTCCCACAAATTTTTTAGCTTTAAATTCAAATAATCTAGCTAAATCCACAATTCAAAAAGGTAAAAAATATATGGAAACAAAAAATTATACAGGTAATGGGGGAACTTTAAGTGTCACTGGTCTTGATTTTTCACCTGATTGGGTTTGGCAAAAAGCAAGAAACGGAACATCTAATCATCTTGTTTACGATATTGTAAGAGGTATAAACAGAAGTATGAATAGTAATGGAGCAGGATCGGAAGATACTTCATCAACTAATAAATTAACAAGTTTTAATTCAGATGGTTGGACTATAGGTAGCAACGCTTCAGGAAATCATAATGGAATTAATTATGTCTCTTGGAATTGGGATGCTGGAAGTTCAACAGTTACAAATAGCAATGGAAGTATATCTTCTCAAGTAAGAGCCTTGCCAGAGGCGGGCTTTTCAATAGTAACCTACTCAGGAAATGGTAGTGCAGGTGCTACAGTTGGGCATGGTTTAGGAGTTAAACCAGCCTCAATTATTATTAAATGCAGAAGTAATAATGACAACTGGATGGTTTATCATCAGCAGATGAATAATGGAAGCAGCCCTGAAGATTTCTATATGGAATTAAATGAAAGTGACGCAAAAAAAGATGACCCTAGAATGATGAATGATACAGCACCAACAAGCACAGTTTTTAGTTTAAAAAATGATGGCTCTACCAATTCAAGTGGTCGTACTTATGTTGCTTACTGCTTTGCAGAAATTGCTGGTTACAGTAAATTTGGTATGTATAAAGGAACAGGTGGTAACGATGATAATGCTTGCGTCTTTTGTGGGTTTAGACCTCATTGGATAATGTTGAAAAAGACTACAGGTGGAGAAACCTGGTGTCTGATAGATACAGCTAGAGACATAAATAATGTTGGAGGTGCAAAATTAGCACCTAATAATAGTAACTCTGAATCAACAGTTACAGGTGGAGACAGATGTGATATTTATTCAAGCGGATTTAAACCTAGAGATGGTGCTGGTCAATTTGGCGAAAATAATGCAGATTATGTATATTGGGCTTTTGCGGAAAACCCTTTCAAAATCGCTAGAGCAAGGTAGAATATTATTATGGCTTTTCAATTATCAGACGGAACAGGTATTCCTGTAGATGTTCCTTTTACAATCGGCACAACAAACTATCCAGCAAATTGGTTAAGACTTAGTACTGCTGAAGAAAAAACTGCTGTTGGAATATTAGAAGTAGCAGATCCAAAAGTATATAATAGCACTTTTTATTATACAGACGGAACAGAAAAAACTCTTGAAGATACTGATTCAAAAGATGATGACGGTAATCTTATTAAAAATGCAGATGGAACACAACATATTACTTATGGATTAAAAACTAATTTTAAAAATATTGAAAAACAAAAAGCAGCAACATTATTATCTAAATATGATTGGTATATTACAAGAAAAATAGAAAAAAGTATAGAAATTCCAACGGCAATCACAACATATCGTGATGCGATTAGAACTGCCTGTAATACAAGAGAGGCAGAAATTGATGCTTGCTCTGACATGACGGCACTAATTAATTTATATGGAAGCACAGAGCAAAGTGACGGCACTTTTAAACAAAATATGACTCAGTATCCAGATGATCCAAATGAGCAAATTTTATGAAAACAATAATTGAAAAACAACTAATTGAGTGGAGAGAAGAGCTTGCTAAACAAAAACAAAAGCAAGTGCAAGCAAGAAAAGTATTAGAGGAAGCAAGTCAAGCTATTTTGCTGCTTGAGGGCGGTGTACAGGCGAAGGAAGTGTTGTTGAGGAAGATCGAACAAGAATCCCAGCCAACAGGTACAGTGGAGCTAGGCCAACAATCAAAGCCAAAACCATCAAAGTAATTGGCACACTAGCCTTTAGGAGGGCTTCTTTAATCATGTTTCAAAAAATTGCTAACGTCTTAAGTATCGTATCTTTTCTTATGGTAGCTTCCATGAGTGGTGGAGCATACTTAGGCTACAAATATGTTACATCTGAAAACTTTAAGTCTCGTGTTATGAATGAGATTCTTGCAAATGTACAGGGTGCTATGCCTAAAGTTTTAGATAATGTAATACCAGAAGCTACTGGACCATCCATACCTTTCATTAAAAAGTGAATTGTTGGCATTGTAAAACTGAATTGATCTGGGGTGGAGATCATAGTTTAGATGAGGAAGATTACCCACTGAAGTCTGGTGAGTACAGCATGATAACTAACTTATCCTGTCCTAAATGTAATTCTTTTGTAGAAGTTTACTTACCAAAAGATGCCTACGATTGAAATATCTCGTTTTCAAATAAATGAGATTGAAATACATAAAATACCTGTTTGGCAACCTTACAATCCAGTAATAAATGAAATATATAAACCTGTTGTAAATATTCCTGGTTGCGTAAGAGTCCATCGAAATAATTTAACTAGTCTCATTGATAATCCTAAAGATGAATATGGAACTTATACAGAATGTGGTAACTTCAGTATTCCTAGTTTTGAACCTTTGGATTACAACCCCAATGAATTTAAGTATGTCCAAACCGAAACCGCCAATCAAACAGAAGAATTTGTACCGCCAACAGTAGAACCTCCAAAATATGAACCAGAACCTAAAGACGATAAGCCACTTTTTGTTGCCTGTCCTGGATCAAATGACCAAAGAGTAGGCGATTATCGTAACGAATTTAAGCTGGAACGTGTTATCGGACACGAAAGAAGCGAAGATGGTAGTAAATGTATAACTCTATATGAAGACGTTAAATTCATCGAGCAATACATACCGAATCCTCCACAGCTTGTTAGCACTGCTGCTATTGCTACTGTTGCTGCCACTACTCCATTACTGCTTAATATTGTCAAACCTTTAGTAAAAAATTTATTTAAGAAGCTAAGTAAAAAGAAAGATAACAAAAAGTAACATTGTTACGATTCGAGAACATATACAAAGTGATGACACTTTAATGCTAAACTATTAAGGCAATAACATTTATAAGGTTTTATGAAACTTTCTATGCAAAACAAAACAAGCCATCATCTTGAAGATAATGATGAATTTTATTTTGACAATGATATTTTGAACGATAAAGTTCATTTATTTTTTAAATCAAATCGAAATAGTGTTGATGAATACTCAATAAGAGGTCATCAATTCTTAAATTCTTTTGAGCTTTCTATCAATACTTTAGGTATTGAGCATGACACAATGTTAAAAAAACTTGGCAATATTATTTTTGCAAGAATCAAGCAACTTGAAAAAGATATGGCAATGGTTCGTGAGTATGAAAGAACAAATGATGAAAAAATACTTCAAAAGTTAACTAATCAGGAGGAAGTATGACCTCACAAGTTCAAGATGCCCTATCTACTATTTATGAGGGCATAGAGTATTCTCTTGAATTTATCACACCAGAAAAAGCACAGTTTTATTTAACAAAAAACTTTGAGAATAACCGCAAGATTAGTACAAATAATCTTGAAGAGTTAAAAAGAGAGATGAGAAATAGTCGTTTTATCTTATCTGACTCTGCCATTTGTTTTGATACAGATGGCACTCTGGTCAATGGTCAGCATAGATTAATGGCTGTTGTCCAAACAGGAATGACTCAACCATTCCTTGTTGTTAAAAATATGCCTAGCAAATCTAAACAAATAATGGATGTTGGTAAATCTAGGTGTATGTCTGATCGTATTACTGTTAGTGGTGTCAGAATC